GTGGCAATTGCACTGTCCACCTCCAGACGTTCTCCCAAACGAGTATCTAAAAAAAAGCGTAGGATGACAAGAAGAAAATAGATATACTTCTGTTATGGATATATTCCAAGAAATAAAAGATGCTTTCCAAATCAAGCAAGAAAGTTTAAAAAATTTGCTTGCAGAGGGACAAGCAGAGGACTATAACCAATATAAGCAGATAGTAGGCACACTCTCAGGAATTGAATGGGCCTACACTGAACTAAATAGAATTGTCAATAATAGAATGGAGAATGATTTAGACAATGATTAATCCTAACTTAGCAGGAGCTATTACAAATGATTCGTGGGTCACAGAAGGAGAACACCCAGACCCAGAGGTTCTTCCAGAGATTCCGGGGTATCATGTTCTGGTTCGCCCTGTCAGTATTAAGACAAAAACCAAAGGAGGAATTATCCTTCCAGAGAAAGCTAGAGATGACATTGCATACCTCACCACGGTGGGCCGTGTACTCAAGGTAGGAACTCTGGCCTACGAGGACAAGGACAAATTTCTTGGTGGGGCTTGGTGTAAAGAGGGTGACTATGTATGTTATCAGAAGTTAGTAGGCACAAAGTTTGTTTACAAAGGTGTTAAGCTTCTTCTTATCTTTGACGATCAAGTTTTGATGAAGATTGACAATCCTGAAGATTTGGACACTACCCTTGTATTAGGCACTTAAATGTGTTAAATATATTATTATAGCGTAACCTTAGTATTCGCACACTATGAGGAGACAGCAAGAATGTCAGAAGAGCAAGTAGAAGCAAAAGAAAATGTAGCGGAAGAGCTAACAGAGTGGAGTGAGGTTGATCTTTCTCCAGCAAGTGAACAAGAAAAAATTGAGTTTGAAGTTGAAGGCGCTGAACCAGAGGTGGAAAGCAAACCAGAGGTGGAAGAAGCGTCTCCTGAACCAGCAGCAGTAGAAGCATCCAAAGAACTTCCTGAGTTAGAGGGTATAGAAACTAAGGGTGCTGAAAAAAGAATTAGGCAGCTGGTTAAACAAAAGAAAGAGCGTGAAGCTCGTATTGCACAGTTAGAAGCAGAGCGTCAACAGCTTCTTGAAACTGTTACAGAAAGAGATAAAAATGCTGTAGATATGCACAAGGTCAACTATGATCAGTCTGCAAAACAACTACAGCAACAAGCAGAGTTAGCAAAGCAGTCCTATTTGACTGCTTATGATTCTGGTGATAAAGAAAGTATGTTGAAAGCTCAAGAGCTTCTAAATCAGACGCAGGTAGAGCTAAACAACATTGAACAGAACAAAAATCAACTGTCTCAGTACGAAAGAACACTAGAGGCGAGAGAGGCACAAAGACAACAACAGCTGCAAGCACAGCAGCAGCAAGAGCAGCAGCAAGCAGACACAAGTGACTATGATCCTATGGCTGTGGAGTGGAGTCAAAAGCCTGAAAATAGTTGGTTTGGTTCAGACAATATTATGACTGTGGCAGCTTTAACAATTGATGCTCAGTTAAAAGAAGAAGGTTATAATCCAGCTTCTCCTGATTTTTATCAAGAAGTGGATTCAAGAATGAGACAGGAGTTTCCTCACAAGTTTAACCAACAGGTTGTGGAACAGGAAGTTCCTGCTCAAAGAGCTACTCAACAGGTGGTGGCAGGGCAGTCGCGCAGTCCTACCAACTCATCCTCTAAAAAGGTCAAGCTTACTCAGGAAGACGTAAGAATGGCACAGAAGTGGAATATACCTCTTGAGAAGTATGCTGCTGAAAAAGCACGGGCAGACCGTGCAGCAGGTGAGTATGTACCTATCAGTAGGTAAGTTAGCGCGTAATAAAAGAAACAAAGGAGCGTTTAAAGATGAGTAAAACAAGTAGTAGAGCAACTCAGACTAGGGAAACTGAAACGAAAGAATATACATATACTGAGCCTAACTGGCTAGCAATTCCTGAACCTGTTGTAGACAGATTTGCCAATGAAGACATGGTTCTCCGTTGGATACGTATCTCCCTCAAAGGTGAAGATGACTACAAGAACGTAGGGAATAAAATGAGCCAAGGTTGGGTATTTGTAACTCCGGAAGAAGTTCCTGAAATGTTACATTCTGCAACTGTTTTAGATGCTGGTCGCTATTCAAATTGTGTTGTACGGGGGGATGTCGCTCTTGCCAAGATGCCCCGTGGCAAAGCAAAGGCCAGAAATGATTATTATCAGGACAAGGCAAACGCCATGATGGATGCTGTAAATCAGCAACTAATGGCAGCTTCTGATTCTAGAATGCCCATTTCAAATAATAGCAAATCTAGTGTAACCAAGGGTAGAATGCCACAGTTTCAAAATTAGTAGACTGCTGCTTATTCTACTCATCTTTAAAAGAAAGGAGATGGTAGTATGACTACTACAAAAGCCCTTAACGGTCTCACTCCTTCGCGTCGGTACTCTGGTGGTGCCAACACTCTGAAGACGAAAAACTACCGCATCAAATCTGGTTGTGCTGGTAGCATCTTCACGGGTGATCTGGTCCACGTAAGAGAAGGCTTTGTTTCTGTTGTTGGTAATGACAGCGGTGCCGCTGATCACCCCATCGGGGTTTTCATGGGGTGCTTCTACGAAGAAGACGGTGAGCCAAAGTTCCGTAAACATTGGCCCACGGGAACTTCTGCCAGCAATGCCTACGCGATTGTAGCTGACGATCCCCACGCTACGTTTGAAATTCAGTGTGATGCCAGTTCTTCTGTTGGCGATATCATGGAGTTCAACTTTGAAGTGACCAGAGGTGCAGGTTCTACCTTCACTGGTCGTTCAGGGTTTGGCCTTGATGTTGCGTCCAGAACTTCTGGTGTGGCAGCTATGTTCCGCATTATTGATTTCGTTGACGAACCCGGCAATGACATTGATAATGCTTCAGAGCGTGCTTTCCCAGTCGCTGAAGTTCAACTTATCCACCACCAGTTGACCCGTGTGTCATCTGGCGCGTAACCTGAAAGGAGCTTAAACAATGGCTATTAACAGAGCTAGTATTGCCAAGCAGCTTCTGCCGGGACTCAATGCCGTTTTCGGTATGGAGTATGGAGAAGTTGCAGATGAATACAGCGTTCTCTTTGAGGTAGAGAACTCTGACCGTGCATTTGAAGAAGAAGTTCTCTTCACTGGTTTCGGTAAAGCACCTGTCAAAGGTGAAGGTGCCGCTGTCCAGTATGACAATGCACAAGAGAGCTTCACGGCTCGCTACACGCACGAAACCATCAGCCTTGCCTTTGCTGTTACGGAAGAGGCAATGGAAGACAACCTGTATGACACGTTTGCCAAGCTGCGTGCCAGAGGGCTTGCCCGTTCCATGGCCAGCACCAAGCAGACCAAAGCTGCTGATGTTTTCAACAACGGTTTCAACACGGCCTTCACGGGTGGTGATGGACAACCGCTGTTCAGTGCAAGTCACCCCACGGTGGGTGATGGCAACCAGAGCAACCTGATCGGTACTGCTGGTACGGTTGATCTCTCGGAAGCTGCGCTGGAAACTGCGTTGATTAGCATTCAGACGATGAAGGATGATCGGGGTATTCTGATCGGTTCCAATGCGGTATCACTCCACATTGCGCCGGGAAATCAGTTCACGGCAGACCGTGTGCTGAACAGCCCGTATCAGCCCAACACCGCTGATAACAATATCAACTCCATCAATAACCAAGGGATGATCCCCAACGGTTACTTTGTGAACAAGCGTTTCCAAGATGCGGATGCGTTCTTCATCAAGACTGACGTTCCCAACGGAACGAAGATGTTTGTAAGAGCGCCGCTTGCCACGAAGATGGAACCTGACTTTGACACGGGCAACCTCCGTTTCAAGGCCAGAGAGCGTTACAGCTTCGGCTTCTCGGACTGGAGAGGATTCTTTGGTTCGCAGGGTGCCTAAAGCATTCTACGGTGGAGGGGCTGTAAAAGGCTCCTCCACTTCTTCTTTAACATAGTTGAATGGCACTTCGGGTGCTGGTCTAGGAAAGGACTGTTCAATATGCCTACACATTTCCCAAATGGAATTTCTAATAGAACAAAGGGTCATCCCCTTTTTAATTACCCATATTTAGACCCCTCAAAGTACTACACGTACTTCGATGATTTCTTTGAGTACCACTCTGGTATCTATACCATCACCACCACTGAAGCTGGTTCTGGTAATGCCTCAGAGGCAATCACCTCTGGTGCAGGTGGTCAACTCTTGATTACCAATGATAATGCAGATAATGATCTGGACTTCTTCCAGCTGAAGGGTGAGTCTTTCAAGTGGGATGCTACCAAGAGAATGTTCTTCTCTGCTAGGTTTAAAACCAATGACGCAACGCAGTCAGAAATTGTCATGGGTCTTCAGATCACTGATACGACTCCTCTTGATGTCACAGATGGTATCTTCTTCCTTAAAATTGATGGAGACACGCAACCTGATCTTATCATTGAGAAAGACAACAGTTCTAGCTTGAGTGTTCTAGAAATGAATGCAATGGAAGATGACACGTTTGTCACGCTTTCGTTTGAGTATGATCCGCTGGACGTTGCCACAGGTGGTGCTGTGTTCCGCGCTTATCAAGATGACGTACAAGTTGGTGAGATCACTAGCACAACCAATGCTCCTGATGATGAAGAACTGACGATCTCGTTTGGTATTCAGAACGGTGAAGCAGCTGCTAAGACCTTGACCATTGACTTTATTCTTGTAGCGGTGGAAAGATAAGCCACTACCTTGGAAAGATATAAGCATTGATCTATAATAGGGGAAGTATCTTACATAGGTCTTCCCCTATTTTTTTAGGAGATAATTGAATGAGTACTACCCTTAGAATAGCGCAGGTAGAGAGTGGTGGAGGAGGTAACGGTCTCTTTGTAGATACTATTACAAGCACCACCATATCTGACACTAGAATTAGACTATACACCTACGCTGTCACCGCTGCCTCTGAACTGGTAATTGGAGACAGTGCAGGACCTGTTATCAAACAACCAGTCCTTGCAGCTAACACAGGTGACAACGTGTATATTGGAGATGATGGTGTCAGATGTAATGGTAATGTATCTCTGGCGGGTGCAAGCAACGCTGGTAAAGTATACATTTACTATGGCTAACGCTGATGAACTATATCACACTTGTCAGTGCAGTAATAGCAGCTTCGGAGAATGATGGACCTGAGTTTGTAGGTGCTCTGCCTGACATGGTGCAGAGAGCACAAGACCGTATGATGAATGATCTAGATGATCAGGGTCTTGTATCTTACTCCAGTGTAGCAGTCTCTGCTGGCACAGCTGAAGTCTCTGTACCCTCTGGTGGAGAGATTATCAAGACCTTTGCCATAGAGGCGGGTGGAGCAAAGACACAGCTTAAAATTAGGCCCTACGAATATCTTATAGATTACTGGCCTGTCTCTGCATCTACTGGCACACCTAGATACTATGGGTTTAAAACTAATACACAGATTCGTGTGGCACCTACACCTTCTGCAACCATAGATTCTGAGATTGGGTTTATTGCAGAGATTTCTGCTATCACAAGTGATAACCCAACTAATTACTTTACAGACAATTGTGAAAATGCACTCTTCTTTGCTACAATGATAGAAGCTTCTATGTTTATGAAAAGCTTTAACACTGTTCAGTTCTTTCAACAAGAGTACACCAGTGAGGTGGATAGGCTGAGAAACAGAGCAAGAAGAAGCAGACAAGATGATATGCAACCTAACACAAGCCCAGCAGGTGGGCCTAACACTTTAGTAGCAGGGAGTAACTGATTATGGTAGTTCCAGTAAGTAACCCAAGTAAAAAGAAACGTAACCAAAACATAGGCGCTGCTCCAGCAAAGCTAGAAGATGAAGGAGGACAGGGAAAAGTTTCTTCTGATTATCAAATTGAAGGTATGCTTAAACAAGCAAAGCCTGCAGCAAAGCTTAAAGGCACCAATAAAGATAATGCTACAATTAATAAGTTAGGTGGGTATGATGATCCTACAAATGCACCTAAACAAACTTTGTTACAAAAACAAAAGCAGACTGCTGATCGTATCAGAGCAGGTGGTAAGAGTAAGCCAAAAGCAACACCTGATTTAGGTCCAGCAAAGATTGAAGGTATGATTAAACAAGCGCGTAAACCTATTGATAAACCTAAACCTAAAGCTAAACCTTTTATAGAAGATGAAGGTGGTCAGGGAAGAGTTTCTTCTGATTATCAGATTGAAGGTATGATTAAACAAGCGCGTGAACCTAAAGCTCTTACTGCTAAATCTAAACCTAAAGCTAAACCTAAAGATGCTCCAAGAAAATCTACAACTAAAGCACTTCAAACTAATCTAGGTAGATCAAGAACAGATTTTGGACAAAGTGATGATACAGGTCCTAGTAAAACAGGTCCAAGTAAAAGAGCTAAGACGCCTGCGTCACAACCAGCTAAACCAGCTGAAACATCTAAAGCTAAACCTGTTGCTTCTAAACCTGCTGCTTCTCCAAAATCAGCTACTCCTAAGTTAGCGTCTGGACCTAAACCAAAACCAGTTAATGTAGCTACTAGACCTGTAAAAGCACTTCGTACAGACCAAGAATTAGATGTTAATCCAAAACGTCAAAAAGCTGCACCTGAAAAAGATGATGGCTATAAATTTTATGGTAAAGAAGGCACTGGTCTAGGAGATTTCTCTAGAAAGTTTGGATTTAAATATGCAACTCCAGAGCAGTTTGAAAAAGATTTTGGTATGGATGATGGAGAGCAGGCAGGTGGTAGACCGGGCAAAGGTAAGATGAAGACTCAAGGTCTCAACCGTTCCAAGCGCAGCGGTTTCTCTGGTAGAGGAACAGGCGCAGCACTGAGAGGATTTTAATTTGTCTGAGGATCAAAAAGAAGTAGTGTGTTCTAATCCCTCTTGTGAATGCACAGGTTGCACTGAATGTGCTTGTCTTGATGGAGGGGAGTGTAACTGTAAACAACCAGATACAGAATAGAAAGGATACAAATGGTGGAAGACTTTAATGTATTTCAAGCAGTTTCAGATTACGGTCTTGCTATAGTTGCCACCATAGGTGCAGGTGCAGCAGCTTGGAAACTTCTCCATTTTATGTTAAGAGATGTTGCTTCAGCACTCAAGAATCAAGATGAAATTATTATTGCTTTGATAGACAAAAGCAACAGAGTAGAAACTTTGGTACAGAGGATGGACTCTAAGCTAGACACAGTTCTACGACAAAGATCAGAGCCTCTTCTAAAGAACGAAAAAGAAAGGTACAGGTCCTAATGGCTTTTGAAAAATATGACCTCACTGTAAAACCTTTCGGAGCAAAGAAGGTTAAGGTAACGCAGGAGCTACCCTCTGGTAGAAGGATTCCCTATATGAAGTCTAAACCTTTACAAGCAGGGGGCAAGGTAGGAGTTTCTCCTGATAAACCTGCATGGATGAGGAACAGGTAAAGTGAAACAAAAAGATTATAAAAAAGAAATACAAGCTTATGTAGATATGATTAGAAAAGATAATCCTAATCTTACTAAAAAAGAGGTTAATGCTAAAGCTAGAGACATCTATATTAAAGATGCTAAAGATGCTACAAAAAGTGCATTAGATAAAATAAAGTTAAAAAATTATATGGCCACTGCTCCTAGAACTAATTTAAAAACAGGTGGGCCAGTTGTAAATCCATCACGCATGAGAAACAGGTAGTATATAATGGCAGTTGCAACTACATCAGATTTTGACACTACCTTCTTTATAGACGAGGTAATAGAAGAAGCATTTGCCATGATAGGTGGTGAACCAGAGCTAGGCAATGATGGTATCACTGCCAGACGTTCTCTTAATCTTCTTCTCACTGATTGGCAGAACAGAGGTGTGCTGCTCTGGGGAACAGACCTAGCATCCACCACCCTGACCACAGATACAGCAGAGTACACACTGGACAGTGACACGGTAGATGTTCTCAGTGGTTATATCAGAAGAGCCTCTAACTCCAATGACTTTCAGATGACACGTATCCCCTACGAAGAGTATGAGGC